GTGCCCAGTGGGGCCGATAGAGTTATAACCTTCGTGTACCATTCTACGCCTCTCGTGTCGCCGCTGTGTTCTATTGCAAGTACGAAATAGACTCCATTTGAATTCAACGGAAGTTGAGTGTTGGTCGTGGATCCTGGGGTATAAGTAAGGTTGACCTTAATCAACTGGACCGTGGAATTATTGAGTTGTACCCTTCCGTTTATTTTTATGTACGGATTTAGAAGACATTTCACGTTTACGCCTTGGGTCGTCTGTTCAGGAGTTCCTACCATGCCAGTCGAAGCATTTATCAGAACCGCGGTACCCGGAAGGTATGATGCCAGTGGCACCAGCACGACCTGCTGATTCTGTATCGACCAACTATAATTAGAAGTGTTGGCGGTGTCCCTTAATACCTTCTTCGCGTTACCGAAGAGAACCTTACCACGTGGTCTTTTCTGCGTCGCCGAGATTACCGTAGCGCCGCCAGCCGTTACGCCGAGACCCGACATCGCGGTAATAGCGGCATCTACCTGCTGCTGTTGGGTAGTTCCCGCTACTAAAGGCACCGAAACGAAGGCGTAGTTATAGGCTAGGTCGCCGTCGCCCGCGATGATGTCGATGAAAGTATCGGTGGCGCTCTCCCTACCTATTAGTACCTGTTTTATATTTCCGCTGAAGATCAGGCCGAAATTCTGCTGATAGCCCGCTTGTAGGGCAACGTGCTTGAATTGGCTCTGTACCTGAACGGCAAGCTGAGGAGACAGATTATAAACCCTGATCTCCGCGACGTTCGGAGTCTCCACGCTAGACTGCTTTACGGAAAACTTTATGCGAAGCTCCGATAGATCTATCGCATTTCCGGTGGAACTCGTAAGCGTGAGTTTTATTTTCCTGAGGTATTGCAGCGCTGTGAGATTCGGCTGAGGGTTCGCCATTTCACGCCGCCGTTAAAAAGTAGAGGTTTGAATCGATACCTAGGTTGGTAAAAGTAGGTACGGCATCCGGTAAACCATTGGTCTGAACGACGAATAGACCGCCTATTCCAAGGTACTCAAGACCAGCCAATAGATTGCATCCGCAGATAAGAGGGATACTACCGCAGAGTACGTCACCGGTATCGGCATCGCCGAGATCCATTACCCAACCGCCTTCGAGCATATTGTTCCACTTAAAAGTCAGGACGTAGTTACCGCCGGCTAAAGGGATCTGGAAAGTCTGGGGAATGCTTCCCTGAATAGGTATTAAGTACCAGTTCCAGTTCATTGGAACCCCACGAATGATGCGATCTTCGAAAAGATGCTCTGCTGTTGACCGAGATTCTGAGTAGCCTGAGTTACAGCCGGGTTTCCCTGGTTTCCAATAGCGATCTGAGTAGTTCCGATGTTGACGAGGATTATCTGCTGAAGTCCGACGTCGAGCGCCAGAATATTTTCCGTCGTTTTATCGGTGCTGCATCGCAATGAGGCGATTAACATATTCTGATAAATTCGTTTCGGTGTTATCACGGTAAACGGCTGAAGAGTCTTCTGCAGGTCCAAGAACGTCTTATAGATGGCTCCAAGCCCACCTCCGCTGAACGTTGCCTGAAGTCCTGAGATAAAATTATTGTTCTGCTGAAGAATCCTCATCTGCAAAGTCGTTGGCTCAAGAAAAGAGTGGTCGGTTATCGGGGATCCAGTCTGCACCGGCTGTTTCGTTATGGTGAGGGTGTCCTGAGTCTCTTCGCTAATGATGACCTGAACCTGAATAGGCCCGATCACGCGTTTCGTGCCGAACAGACCCTGAAGCGTTATTGGTTGGCTGAGGAAGCTCATTCAGGAATCATTCCCCCGGGCCGCTGATTGGTTCCCATATTCCTACTAGCGTCCTGATTATTTTTTTGCATGACTCTTCCGACTTTATCCGCGCTGTCTCCGGCATCTGCGGCACCGTTTATCACTACGGAAGTCTGCTGCTGCAGTGTTCTGCTGTTATTGCTGATATTTGATCCGGAACCAATTCCGAGAGCAGCTCTGAGTCCAGCGGATGCAAGCGAAGCGAAACCACCCTGAGATGTAGTGGCTGTATTGGCATTTGTAGCGGCATCAGAAGCGGCGTCAGTGGCCGATTTTAGTTGAGGAGTTAGGCCAATTATTCTCATGATCCAGTTTGATATTGACTCAAATGCTCCAGATATCTTTAGTAAGAACTCAGGAACACCTAGGAATCCGTCTATAATCTTTTGTCCGGCGGCGCCAAGTTCGTCCCAAGCACCACTGAAATCACCGGTCAGTAGATCGGAGACCGCTAGGAAAATATCTCCTAGAACTTCGGCCACCCCGACGAGTACCTTCCATACGGATTTGGCGGCATCGGCTACGGAGTTCATTACCGGTATGAACGGTCCCCAGTTGAAAAGTGATTTCCCACCGTTCTTCCACACCTTGAAGTCGTCGAATATTCCGAGAATCAGGGTTAAGGCCGCCGCGATCCCAAGTAGAACAAGTCCAGGACCACTAAGCAGGAACGCTAGATTAAAAATCTTCCATGCTGCGGTTATAGCTGCGAGCGCCAGGAGAATTTTAGTCGACCATCCGTCGGTAGCCTTATCCAGATCGATGAGTCTGCCTACTAGTTGACTTACCGCACCAACGAATTTGAATATGAACTGGACCACGTTCTCCAGGGTCCTTTGGATCTTCGGCATGTTTTCGTAAATCTTTTTACGAAAGAGGTCCGACTGTTTCGTAATACTCTCGAAGAACCTGGAGGCTACCGACTTGTAGATCGCCTCGAATGCAAAGCGCGTCTTTGCTAGACTAAGGTTTAATTTTATAGAGCTCCGGATTACGTTACCGATATTGATTCCGGCCAATCGATACGATTTAAGAAGTTCCTGACGCAGAAGTAGTGCTCTATTTATCGCAGGAGCGATGAGGTGGTACTCATAGCCCATCTGCTCGAAGCCCTTGGAGACCTCAGATATGCCAGCGACTATGGCGCCGGCGGATGCTGTCATACCGGTGGCTAGTGCGGCTACTTTGGTGACGGCGGCGGAGATCGACTTGTTGAATTTGGCGAGGCTAGCCGAGTCGATTGAAAATCCTAATCCGACTAAAAATTCCTTGATTGTTTCAGCTTCGCCCATTTCCTAAGCCTCATTAGCTTTTCGGTATCGCCTCTCGTTTTCATACTTCACTTCCAGGGCGTCGTTCATTCTGGCGACGTCCTCTAGATTAAGAGTACCATCCATGAGGCTTTCGTACCCGCACATTCCCTCTAAGACTGGTCGCATCAAATAGTCCTCGCCGTCAGCCATCTCGACGAATTCCACGGGACGCTTAGTGTCGACTCCCCCAGAACCCGTTATTTTTGAGGGAGTGCGGCGAAAAAACCGCTGAGGTTGTGCATCAGCGCCCTTCCCGCGATCTGAAATAGGATTGGCAGCTCTAGGTCGTTCATCATCAGCATTCCGTTGTTAAAAACACGGGCCCAGTTCCCCTGTGGCATCTGCTTTACTTGAACGCTATTCAGGAGGTTCTGAAACACATATTCGGCATCGGCATCGGATAGCTTTGCGAGGCCCTGCATTAGTGGAGTCGCTAATTTAATCGTGGCATCTAGCTGCTCTCCGTCACTCATCTTATCGGTGTCTTGAGACGCGATGGCCTTCAATACCGGTAAAAGGTCGGTAAGAATGGGGCCAATCCGTCTGACTATGTGAAACTGACGGAACGCGTCTATTTTGTTTAGGGAGAAGCTTCGGCCGCTTAGTTCGAAGGTATTGTCATGCATCCCGCGTACTCCTTAATAAATATTACTGCCCGAATCCAAGAACGCTGCTCTGAGAAACTACGTCGAATTCCCATTCGATAAGTCCGGCTTCTTTTTTATAATTGATCACCGGTTTCTTCTTGAACGCAACAGTCTGAGAGACGTTGAGATCTCCCCTACCGCTATCGGTAACCGTAATTACGTTCTGTCCCCAGAGAGCAGAAGAAGCGCTCTGCAGGTCGTACAGCGCCATCAGAATGGCATTCATTGGAGATGTCTTAAGGTATCGAATCGTGACTTTCGAGGCGTCGCTAGCGATCAATGAGTGCTGACCCTGTCCGTCGGCGCCTATAGTCATGACGTTTTTATCTTCCGTCGGCTCGATGTCGATCCCCTCTTCAGCTACTGCCGAACCGGCGCCAAGATTCAGACCTACGGCTCCGGGACCACTCAATGTGGCATGCACGTTCAAAAATGAATAGGTCATGGCGTCTCCTTATTGGTTAACCTGAACCAGAACGTCGACGGTGGCGATAGCGCCGGCCAACTTCACTGCGACCTGAATCGGTGGACAAATTCGTTCCGCTCGTTGTGCCTCGGACTGCTGGGCCAACGGCTGAGCATAAATGTAGTATCCGGCTTTCAAATACTGACCTGTAACCAGACTTCCGAAGGCCGGTCCGTTCCAGGTCCCACCGGCGATCGTTCCGTTGGTAACGCCCTGACCACACGCAGATGAAATCGCGTTCGTTATGGTGTTCACGCCGCTATCGGTTTGAGGTACCTTGGTCGGCGAAGTATATAGCGCGTTATAAACGTTGGTCTGAATAGCATTCTGCAGCCAATCGGTATCCTGAATGACGTCGAAGAACTGACCGCTGGACATCACGCCGTACTGTACGATCGCCGTATTATTGACGTAGTTCACGAAGACGTTGATGTTCTTCGCCTGCAGCGTCTGTGCTTGAGCTGGCGTTAGCGTTTCGGCAACGACCGATGGCTCCTGCTTGTACATCATCGCGATGACGGAGTTACTGTTATCGAAATTGATGCTGAAGTTCCGGCCGAAGAAGGACGCGACGGCATGAGGAGTCGTACTGGAGTACTGGCATAACGACCGATTATATCCGGCGGCCTGCATCTGTGCTCCGATATCAGAACTCGAAAGGCTGCTCAAAGAATTGGTATCGCTGGTCGTGACTCCGTGAACCCTGGCGATGCCGCTCGTCGTTCCTTCGATGAAAGTGGAGACGGCGAGACTCTCGGAGGTGGAGATCGACGCCGTCGCCGAGAACATCAGTCCGTACCACGCAGCAGACGCGTTATAAAGAGCCAGCGCACAGGCTGCTGGGGTCTCGGCGGCGTACCCAGGAATCAAAGCCTGGTAGGTACTGGCGGTCAGCGCCAACATCGTGGAGATGTCTGTTCCACTTCCGGCCGTAGCAGCCGAAACAGAGGATGGCGCGGCACCACCGGACAAGTCGGACCCCGAAAGCGTTATAGCGGTACTCGACTTCGAAATCGCGATAGAGTTCCCTGCGGTTCCCACCGTATTAGAGGTGATAGTGACCACTGCTCCACTACGAGAAAAGTTGAGAACCGTCAGATCGGCGTTCGTTGATGCCAAGAGGAACTGCATCAGATTGGCTGCGGTAATAGTGGCCGATGCGCCGATGTTTATCTGGCTACCGGTGGCCCCAGAAGCCACTAGGGTGATAGTCAAACCGTTAATCGTAAGAGTGTCGTTGGCAGTACCGTCTCCGGTAAACGTAACGGTTCCGCTCGCTGCGACACCGGTACCAGTGGTTCCACTAGTGATTACGAAATTCGTTCCGTTCCAGGTACAGACGCCGGTGGATCCAGCACCGCTAAGAGCGGTAGTGATAACCGTCGCAACTCCATTTAAGTTGGTCTGCAAACTAAAATTCAACCCGGTGAGCGTATAGGCGACGCCGTCTATCGTGATATCGAATCCACCGTTGGTGATGGACTGCCAGTTTGCCAAAGTCTGTTGCGCGGAGGTTAGGATTCCGCCGTCGTTCGCTGCGGCCGTCGCGGTACTCAACCATCGTCCAACCATACAGGTCGACGGAGTTGGAGATTGACCGAAATAGAGGGCTGCGGCCAGACACTCAGGTGCCGTCGTTCCGAAGTCGTTGGCAAGGGCGGGGAGACTCGTATAGGTCCGAAGTCTCTGAGTTCCGTTTATGACGTTGGAGTCGCCGGCTATCATCAGGATGCCGAAGGACAACGGCTGGGCCCCGGATGGCGTCAGGCTGACCGTTACGTTTATGAGGTTTTGTACGGATAAGCCGCCCATTTCGTCCCCTTTGGTTTAATTTTTCCGACTCCGCTTCCCAGAATAATCCAGAAGAGCGGAGCGACTGATGTGCATGAGTCGGTGAAAAAGACGTTCACCAAATATGATATCACAGCGGCGTTGATCGCGAGGTCTTTCGAATTCAATATGAACCATCCGAACAACGCGAGTAAAGAGAGAAGAGCGATTCCTCCGGAATCATGAAGAACCTGTAGGTAAAAGTTATGCGGTCTGTCAATGATGAGTTTCGGATCCCATCCCTGCGCGCGCTTTCCCACCGCGTCGTCTTGTTTAAGCGTGACGGTAGTCGTGCCCGGTCCGTAGCCGTAGGCCAGTTGTCCCCAGGACATCGTCGTCAACATGTTGCGCCAAATATAAACTCGACCGCTGGAATTCACGCTAATCTTAAAATCATTACCTCGAAGCCAAACTAGTGGTACTGCCGAAACGAAACAAAGAACTGGAATAAATGCGCGCAACGACCGCCATTTAAATCCTAGATAAATCGTAGAGACAGCGATCGCCAGCCACGCCCCCCTGGATTGCGAGCCAACTGCCATTAAAACCGAGATGGCGGTCATACCCCACTGTCGCCTACCAGCGAAGTAACCGAACGCTATAGCGGCAAATGTGCCCAAAATATTCGAATTCATAAAGACGCCGAACAGCGGCCAGGAGAATGCGCCAAATGGACCGACTTCTTTAGGTGAGCCCAGTATAGGGTTGATCACCTTCGAGAACAGGTTCGTAGAGAAGTACTGTAAGGCGCACAGCGAAAACATAGAGGCAGTAACGAACTTCAGAGGTTTCGAAAGATTTTCGGTGGTAATGCGTACAGTTTGTGCGGTTTCGAACAAAACGACGTAACAGCCGATGTGAACGAGTCCCTCGTAGTAGTTTGGCATGCCGAAGAAGACTACTTCAGGCAGATTCGAGGCCAGAGCCGAGACCACGGTTAGCCAGAAGTACCACCGCATCTCCCGAGATCGATCTCTCGTCCATAGCATCAGAACAGCCGTAACCCAAAGTAGAATGCACGACTTCCACCAATTATAGACGTCGGCCTCCAGTAGTCTTACGTCGAATCGGTGAATCAACTCAGTTGGCCATTCGATCCCATGGAATCGAATCACTAGAGGGAGAATGGCCACTATAATAACGAGGATAAATTTTCTCATTGAGTAACTGTCGGACCTTCGGTGAAGGTTATACCAGTGTTTGCTCCTGTATTCTCTCCTATTAAATCGTCTAGAACTGAATCCGTATCTAATACTCCGTTCAATGGATAGAAGTCGGTTAGGTATTGTGGTTCCACTGAGGTAGGTACTGCGTAGATTCCATTTGAGTATAGAGATGCAACATCATCGTCGGTAAGCGGAGACCCTCCGGGTAACTGCCATATTGCTAGACCCGTAATCATACCTTTGAAATAATAATGGTCTCCTAGATCTCCTGGGTATTCAATTTCACCAAACCATGTCGAATCAGTGCTGATGATCGATTCACTATCTAGAGTGTCAATTGTTAATTCCGAGTTTAAAAGCTGCGGTTGTCCGTTGTAGTAAAGGCTTACGCAGCTCGTAGTACCACAACCACCGTAGACCCACGTGATCATCTGCCATGAATTGGTAACAACAGTAAGCTGTCCGAACGCCTCTAATTCATTATTGTTGTTATTCCATAGCTGGATGTATGGGACTAAATTGAGGTTGCCGGTGCTACCGCTATCTCCTAAACCCGCACGCCAACCTTGGGCGGTGGTCCACGCCCCTTCTCCGCCAGCGAAGTTAGCATTTCCAATGATGTCTTGTTGTGCTTCACCGCCAGAGGTATGCATTTGGAACTGTGGATTAAACCATCCGTTAATAGCCCATCCTTTGGTGTATTCCCAGTTATAGGCGGTTCCGAATGAGCCCCCTGAAGTGCTTCCGTCAAATAGCGCTACGTCAGGGGCAACTAAGGGACTGTTGAGGAGAAGGTAACGCTGGTATTGGTTCCATTGTTAGAACCTGCTCGGTCATAGATTGTGGAAGTAGTATCGATTGGTGAGATCGAACTATTCTCGAATCTCCACCAAGATACAAGCCCTGACATTCCGGTTAGGTTCGTCGGTGAACCTGAATTATATAAGTTGGTGCACTGCGTTCCAGTTAGAGCCACATTCCAGAATGAAACCTCATCCTCGAGGCCATTTACCGCGAGAGTACCGTCAGATCGAGATCCGATTCGAAAAGGAGCTGTTGTAACTGTGCTAGAACCAACGCTTGAAGCAGCATCTGAAGAAGCGGAACTACCATTTGTAGTTGTGCAGCTTCCACCAGTGCAAACAGTTAGGTTCTGTCCTGGTATTGTCCCACTGCCATCTTGAGACCAGCAAAGGAAATACCAAGTGCTTGTGTTAGTTGTGTTTGTGAAAATTAGTTCTACTTTGTTGGACCCAGTCCCCCATGCCAAATCAGTGACTACTGAAGCCGATCCAACATCTATTTCATATCCTATATGAGTGGTTGGGAAGTCTCTCATGCCGGCAACAATTGCGTTTCCACCAACTATACTCGTGA